AAACTGATTGAAAAGAATCATTTTATCTACAAGTTTCATTGAATACTCCTGCTATACTGTATTTATATAAGCATATTATTCAAAAGAGAATAAATCATCAAACGTATTAGCAGTTTGTGTTGCACCTTTTAAATCCCAATTTAAAACACTTAAAAGGTTGTCTATTTTTTGATCAACAATAGTTTCTTCCATTAACCCGTCATCAAATGGCAAATCTTTAAACCATTGTGGCAAATGTGTTTCGTCAGTTGGATAACCTATACTAGTCCAACCTAGAGGATTACTTTTAAGTTTACACACTATAGTTTTAGCACCGTCCATAATTTCCTGACTATACTTGTCACCGTTCATTTTACGTAGGTTGTTCCAGTTCATTGCGGCTCTGACATGTCCTGGCATATTTGCTTTGCCCAAACGTTTTTCTTCTGCAGTATACTTTGTTAAGTTGTTTACACGTTTTGGAGTACCTTTTTCCCAACCAGGACGCTCGTGAAACGTGTTTTTAAATTCTTTAATTTTTTCAATAATCTCTTCTCTACCATGGCCTGTTAGCACATCTAGTAATAAATCACTTAGAAAATCCTGCATAACTTTAGGAGTATCACTACGTTTAAGATCTAAACCCATTGCTTTTACTTTGCCAGGCTTTCCATCTGTATCTAAACGGAATCCTTCTTGATCATATATTAATGCAGCATAACGTTTCTTTGTAATATATAAACCTTTAGTAGCAACAATTTCTCTACCACCACGTATAATTTCACCATTTGCACGAGGACAATGGAATGCTCGTTCCATAAACACTGGAAAATCTATGTTTACTTCATCTGCTATATTGTCATATAGTGCAGTGACAATTTCTTTTGACCATTCTGCTCTGCCTGACTCTACTTCTGACTTCATCATAGGCCAAGCACTAAAATATACTGAATCAGTATCACCATAAACTATAGCATCACCTATGTGATCTTCTTTCCCAGTAAGCAGACTGTTTACAACTTCTGCCATACGTTTACTAATACATCTGCCTGTAAGTGTTGTACTTTGTCCTATACGAGCATCAAAAAATCTACAACCAGGATTAAGAATTGCACCATACAAACTGTTTAGGTTAATCTTTTTTACTAACTGTCGCTTATCCCAATATTCTACATCACCATTTTCATCTTTTGCACGTTTTAATTCTTTCTGCATTTCTTTACGTTCTGCATACCAACGTTCTAACAATCCAGGAATAATGCCTACACGTTCATACGTAAAGATAGTTCCATTTGCACTTAATGTCCAAGGCTGATTACTATCGAATATTAATCTCCATACATCATATGCACTACAAACATCTTCATCACCATTTTCCCAGTCAATAGTAATTTCTGTACCACGTTCCATATTCATTACTGCTTGATATTCTTTACTGCCAAACTGACCTTCCCACGCATCTGCAAAAGATTTCTTGTTTGCCAATGCAGTATTAACTGCATGTTCAGTCATTGTTTGACGTAATTGACCAACAACAGTTTCAGGACCCATGTTTAATGCACGAATAACACTAGGATATAGACTATTAATATCAATTGCACCAATCCAGTCATGTAGTCCTTTTTTAGGATACGCAACATACGCACCTGCTGCAGTAGTGTTTTTTTCACTGTTTTTACGATTGGGAACAACCATGCCACGTGCATGTGCATCATTAATAATTGCTTGTTCTGTAACTGCTACTGCACCCATGGTTGTCATTAACAACACAGTATTTTCATGTGCTAATACGTTACTTAAATCTATAAAACGTAACTTCTTATCCAGTTTGTTTAGTAGTAACGTATCCTGTCTATTATAATCAATAAACTTTTCAAAGTCTTGATTATATAATTGGTCTAGTGTGCCTTCGTATTGTACTTTACGTTCATCCAGTTCATATTCTCCAATTGCATCCAGTGTATAACTGTGTCGTTCTTCGTACGTATACTTACGATACAACTGCATATAATCTAAATGTACACGGCCAACTAAATCAAACGTTGCACTTTCTTTACCAAAGCGTTCAAATGTACGTTTCTTAGGTTGTTGTCCCCATAAACACCATTTTCGATTATCATCTTTGCTTAGTACTTTTGTTATGCGGTTTACTGTATAGGGGATATCATAACCTTCACTGTTCCATCCACTTAGTATATCTGCATCTTCTATTATATCTAAAAACACTTTAAGAAGTTCAGCTTCATTTGTAAACAAGTATGTATTATCAAAACGTTTACATAAGTCAGTTGCAGTTTCCATAGTCATAGAACTAGGAGGCATTGCTAGTGTTATTAATTGCTCGTTCCAATCTAAAAACAATGTTATCGCAGTAATCGCATTGAAGGGATCATCAGGATTACTATATCCTTTTTCCTTATCAAAATCTACTTCAATATCAAAAAAAGCAGTATGAAGTTTAGGAGGTTCTGCATTTAAGTAGTTTTCCTCTAGACAACGAAATACAGGATTTATATCACTTTCATAAGTAGTCTTATGGCCTTGTATTTTAAGTTCCTTCTGAAACTCCTTGCGATTACGTGTAGCAAATCTACTTACTGGTGTATCAAATATTGTCCTATGTTTACCACGTGGATCGTCATAATAAAATACATAGTTCGCAGGAAATTCACGATACTCACGTTTCCCGTTTATTCTTTCCACAACGTGTATTCTATCACGCTCTCTATCTATGTATGCGTCAACGTAACTCATGAAGTTATCCTATCTAAAACCTTATTATAAACTAACATATTATTTTTGTCATTATAATGATTACTTTTGTTAATACTTTTTTTAAGTTTACTAAAATCTATTTGTTCTTTAAATTTATACAATCCTGACCAATCAACATGATTCATATGTATGGCTTTGTGATTACATGTTAGTTTGTCAATATCTTCGCATATCTTTGTATGTACGTATATACTATGTTCCAAATCATAGTAATCTGTAAAAAACTTTTCTACATCAGGCAATCTATCTTTTACGTCATCATATATAAAATCACATGCGTAATGTAGTATATCTGTCTCGTGTAACGGATTATAAGATGTATGTATTCTATAAGGGCTAGTATGACTAATAATTATATGAGTATATAATTCCAATTTACAAGATTGTAATTGTTTAAGTATTTTGTATTCCCCCACACCTGCTTGTGCTTGTATATCTGTGGCGTACAAAAAATTTACCCAGCCTGGGTGTTTGTTTTTTACAGTCCAGTCAGCAGCAAAACTATCACCACATATTAAAATCATTTTCTTCCTTTATACCATTTATATATGCCCCAAATACTCATTGTGGCCCAGAATATCTCTAGTGTTATATTAGCAATTACCGGTTTATAATACAAGTTTATTCCTAAAAGAATAGCAACCATTAAATTAAAGCAACTATACCAAAATCCTTTTGCATCTATACGATCTGTTTGTAATAAAAAGTAAGTACCAACTAGTAGTAACATACCACATTGTCCTACAATATCACTCCAATGTAATGTATAATAATCTACCACCATTGTGCAGCAACTCCATAACCAAAAATATTAATTATTGCAAAATAAAAAGTAAGCAACATAATCCATGCTGCACCTCTACGCCAACTTGCATACAGTTGTGTAATACTACCTATAAAAAATCCTGGATAAACAATTAGCATATTTGGATTGTCTGCTTGTATTGCAAGAATTGCACTTGCACCTACTGTAAATATAAAACTAATAAGTTCAAATATAAATGCTATTTTATCACTGGTATAACTATTAACCCAAAATGCTTTTATACCTGTCATAATACTTTTAACACTTCTTCTACACCTTTAGCAACATTTTTTTCCCATACATCAAATTGATGTGGTGTACCTACATAGTCTGTAATGTATTTCATGCATGTTAGCTCTACATTCATTTGTTTACAAACTTGTGCAATAGCATATCCTTCCATATCTACAATATCTATATTATTGCTTGTAAGCCAAGGGTCTTCAGCATGTACAAAACTGTCTCCTGTACCTAATGTAAATGGGTTTGCTATACTATCTGCACCGAACTCTAAATAAGGTAGTCCTGCCTCAAACGGGGTAACACCTCGAGGTGCAGATGGTTCTGCATTCATATCACGTTGTACAAATCTAGTTACTCTGTGTAAACCAGACAGTTCTTCTCTACAACTACCTGCAGTACCATAATTTACAACACGAGGATGAAATCCTAAATCATGTGCTTCCATAATAGCTCTTGTAGTTGCAATAGCAGCATTTACTTTTCCAACACCTGTGTATATTACTTTGTAATTACTAGGTGCTTTTTTGTAAGGAAGTTCTGCTTCTAATGCTACTAACAGAATTCTATATTGCATTTATATTTTGCCAACTGTGGCCAAAATATTTTCAAGTTCACTATATTCGTCGCTGTGTTTATCAAAGTCTGCTTTGTATGCAGTTCTCATTGCTTTTTTTAGTACTGTTGGTTTAATTTGCATTTCTTCTGCAATTGCTTTTACAGTATCAGATAACCCTTCATTTAGATCATCTACCTCTTGCATTACAGTAATACCTTCGTTTATTAATTGTGTAAGTTTTGCTTTTTCTTCAGCAGAAAATACTCTATCACTCATGTGAA